AGCGCGGAAGACATGCTGTCAAAAACAAACGACACGGAACTTGTGAATGACGAGGAGAAGAAAGTCAGATTAACGTACAGGGGAATATGATGATACCGGAAAGAAACGCGCAACTCAAAGCGGGGTTAGACGATCTGTGTAAATATGCCAAAGAACGATTACACGGTAAGGTTACTATGGCCGAGATAGGCGTATGGACTGGAGCAGGCACGCTCATATTCTCGAAATACTTTGACACTATTTATGCTGTCGACCCGTGGTTTGGGAAGCACGAAGTTGAAGAGATATTTGATGCAAGATTCGAAAAGAGCGATAAAGTCATAAAAACCAAAAGTTTTTCTTATGACATCGTTAAAGAATTTGATAACGGCTCGCTCGATATGGTTTATATCGACGCGCTTCATGATTATGAGAATGCAAAGCATGATATTGCGGATTGGCTTCCTAAAGTTAAAAAAGGCGGTTTTTTGTGCGGACATGATTACTGGAAAAAGTTTCCGGGGGTTATCCGTGCGGTTAACGAGTTGCATAAACCAATAAAAATGTTCAAGGATTCGTCGTGGTTGATAGGGGTGTAATATGTTAGACAGAGGAATAATAGTATCGGTACAAGGATACACGAAAGAAACAATCGAGGAGTTAGTCAGGGAAGCGATAAGCGCGGGGGCTGTTGCGATACGAACGGATAAACGCATACACGTAGACATTAATAAAAAAGTACCAATAATTGGGTTATGGAAAACAAAAGTAAACGATCCGGTAAAGGAAGCGTACATAACTCCGACAAGAACGGAAATCGAGCGTGTCGTACAGTGGGCGGATTATGTAGCCGTCGATTATCGAGAACTTAATACAAACCTGCCGGATATATCGAAGTATTGTAGAGAGAAAAAATTGAAGGTAGTTGCGGATATCTCTACAATACGGGATTATGAAAACATCAAGGAGAATGACTATTACTACACGTATATTGCTACCACATTGTCGGTATTCTCGAATCTTTATGACCCGGATTTTAAAATTCTCCATGAGCTTATCGATGCGGGCGAAAAAAACATTATAGCCGAAGGAAATTTCAAGATTAGAAATGATGTGTCAAAGGCGTATAAGATGGGGATAAAAAATATTTGTATCGGCGCTGCGATATCGAATGTATATAAACTCACTCAAAAATTTACGAGTATACAATGACATTTGTAATAGACATTGACGACACGATTATTTTTTCACGATCTACGCTCTGCGCTGAGTGCGGCGGTCCAGTATACCGGGAAGAAAAAATAGATTTTGACGAGGTGCGGCGGATAAACAATGCATATGAAAAAGGTCATCAGATAATAGTACACACCGGAAGGGATTGGCTACAATTCGAGGTTACACAAAAACAGCTTGATAGGATAGGGATGAAATATCACCGACTTATTATGGGGAAACCGCACGGAATATACATCGACAAAGACTCTAAAAAAAGCTTGTCCGAGGTAGAGGGAGTATGATATTGACATTCAGGAAAAAGAGTAGTATAATAAATCAATGATCGGAATGTATCTTACTGACATTATAGACATCATACACGTATCCAGGGACGAATACGGGGTCTCCACGGAAACGATAGAAACCGGTGTAAAAGCGCGTATCGAGGATACGAACGCCGTAGTGAAAGGTTTTAACGGAAAAGAAGTTGTTGCAAACGCGCATATAATAGCGGAACCGTCACAGGTGATAACGTATGAAGATAAAATTCGTATGGTAAAAATAACGGATTCTTCGTTTCTTATCGATCAAAAAAAGTGTGAGATAAAAAAACTTTCTCGTTCGCACGGGTTCGACCTGAGTCATTGGGAGATATGGGTATAATGGCATACACCAGTAAAAGTGGTTTTTCCGTAAAAGACAATCTTACTCCAGGTTTGAAAAAGTATTTCGATAAACTCGGCATAGGAAAAAATAAAGTCGGAACCATCGATCATGATGCAAGAATAAAAGTAGGGCTGCAATTACTCAATGTGACTATAAACGGGTCGAGCAAAGAATCCGTAGTACCACCAATACAAACAGGTGTATTACGCGGATCGGGCAGCGTGTTTGTCGCCGATACTTTCGTAGGTGATACAAAGGCAAATTATTCGAACGGTAAACCGAATTCTTCGTATACCTCGTCAGACAAAGACGACATAACGATAGGATTCAACACGGCATACGCGGCCCGACTCCATGAAACACAGTGGACGGCGGGGGGTAAAAATCCGTCGCCACAATCAGTAAGGAATCCCGGTATGCTCGGAAACGTCGGTAATAAATTCATAGAGCGGCATTTAAAAGCGGATGGAAAAGATTTACTCGGTTTTTATGCCGACCTGGTGAAAAAGGAATCCGGCGGATGATATATCAGCTTGCTCGGTATTTAAAAAACCAGTTTCCCACGGAATGTATATACACGAACGGCAGAATAAAACTATCTACGCAGCAAGAAATACCGGATCGTAACGTGTTGATTATGGAAACAGGCGGAAGCGAAATACCGTGGATACAACGAGACGAGGCGACAGTGCAAATACTGACGCGTGACGCCGATGTGACAAAATCTCGGAAACTCGCGCATAATATTTTTTCCGATATCACGAGTAGATTCGGGCTTATTCTTCCAGCCGTGACGGTAGACGGTTCTGCGTATCCTGCATTGCAGGTATCTCAGATTTCAGCGATACAGCTTCCGTACTGTCTCGGAGCCGATGAAGCGGGACTGATTGAGTTTACCACGAATTATCATATATTTTTCGTGAGAACATAACAGCCGTCAACCGACAGGCAAAAGAAGAATCAAAACAATTTTAAAAATCTCAAGGAGAACATTGCAATGGCCAATCCTCCTATTGGAAACAACTTCATAGAGGGACCGTTAGGAGTTGTTACCATAAATTTCAACGGTGTTGATCTCGGAAAAACCATAGACGAGGCGATGTTAGAATTCATTGAAGACATTAAAGACATCAATTTCGCGCAGAATGGTACACAGCCGTATGACAAAATTCCTACCGGGCAAGCGTATCAAGTAACCGTGAAACTCGGTGAGATTACCTGGGCGCGTCTCGGCGAGGTGTTACGCGGAGTAACGGTAACTGGAAACAGTGCGAAACTCGGGCGTGATATCTACAGGTCCGGTAGAGACAACTTTTCAAAAATCCTCATCTTACGCCGAGTCGATAGCGACGGAAACGCGTCTACCGACAACCTTTTCCGGTTGCTTTTTTACAAGGCAATGCCCACTGTCAACGGCGCTATCGGATCTTTCGGACCCGATACGCAGCGTGAAGTACAGGTCGTGTTTTATTGTTTTTACGATGAAAGTAAAGAGGCTTTCGGATACTCTGGGTATGCATCTAGCCTCGGATTATAGTTTGTGAAGAATAAAGGGGAATGAAGAATGGAAAAAATATTGATGCCCGCTCCTATCGAGTTTATCGTGCAAGACATCGACGGAAAAGAAATTGCGCTTTCTGCAAAATCGATTTCCAGGAAAATGATGACGCGCATAAATGACATAGCGAAAAAGGCGGACGCGGAAGATAATAAAGACACCTCGGGAATACTGCATGAACAAATGGCGGTATTTTTCGGTGGGGTCTCGGAAGATTACGACAATCTCGATTTCCGTGTCATCAAAGAAGTGTTGAAGAGAGTAACGGAGGAAATAAAAGGAAAAGACGACCCTACGCAGAGGCAGGGCAAAAAATAGTCCTGCCTTTCATTAAATCCGGGTTTTCTTTGCGTGACGTAGAACGACTGTATAACGATTACGATACGAGGGTTTTCAAAATCGTGTTGACAGAGATACATAAACAGAACGAGCTTGAGCGGCTACAAAGAAAACTCGATATGGCAGAGGTGATAAACGCCGCTTATATAGGATCTCAGTACGATAAGCAAGGTAAGAATAAAAAGCAGTTTGCGATATGGCAAAACAAAGTGATCCGGGAAATAAATAGATTGCAGAACAGGAAGACGTTGACAATATGGGACACGTTCAAAAAATCGAAAAGGATTAAATAAGTGTTTGATGTAGGTAGCGCGATAGGCCATATTAGACTCGATTCTTCGGATTTCGTCAAAGGTTCGAACGACGTAAACAAATCTTCAATGTCTATGACGAAATCCATGTTCGCTGCGCAACTCGCGTATGACGTGTTCAGAAAAGCGGTATCTCTTGCGACGGATTTTCTGAAAGATTCTGTTTCTGCATTTATCGAATCCGAACAAGCTACAAAACAGCTTGAAACAGTATTGAAGTCTACCGGTCACGCTGCGGGGATAACGAAAGACGAAGTTCTCGGGCTTGCCTCCGCATTGCAGCAGCAGACTAATTTTGAAGACGACGCAATTGTGGCGGCGGATAATCTACTTCTCACTTTTACAAAAGTCGGAAAAGACATATTCCCGCAAGCCACAGAAATTATTCTTGATATGTCGCAAGCTCTCGGGCAGGATTTGAAATCGTCGGCAATCCAGGTCGGTAAAGCTTTACAAGACCCCATTCTCGGGGTTACTGCGTTACGCCGTGTTGGTGTTAATTTCAACCAAGAACAAACCGAGATAATAAAAAATCTCGTTAATACTGGACGATCCACAGAAGCACAAGCGATGATATTGAAAGAACTACAAACAGAATTCGGAGGATCGGCAAAAGCAGCTCGCGATACTTTCGGCGGCGCGTTAAAGGCCGTGCAAAATAACGTTGACGATTTACAAGAAACTTTCGGGAGTTATATAGCGGCGGCGGGTAGACCGTTTGTCGAAAATATGAATGAAATGGTTCTCGGAATAAATTCTTTTTTGCAGTCGAAAGAAGGATTCCAGCAAGTAAAGGATGTTCTTCTTCCGCTCGTCGGCGTGTTCGGTGTAGCGTGGGATTTTGCCAGCAAGCTTTTTTCTGTTTTCGTAAAATTCGGGGAAGGTGTTTTCAAAGATTTAAAAAACGGATTTTCCGATATCGTGGGAAAGGGAAATGAAACAAACGTAGTATTTGGTATACTCGGCGGATTCGTAAAAAACATCTCTGTTGGCTTTACGATACTGCAAAAAGTAATAAAACTTGTTATACAAGGCGTTGCCGATCTTGTATCGGCGATTGGTAAATCAATAGATGTACTCGGCGCTTTCGGCGAAGCTCTTGCAGACCCACTCAATGAAAAAAAGTGGAAGAAGGTAGAGGATAATTTCAAGCTTGCTGGGGATGCGTTCGCTAAATTCGGCGCGGGAGTAATGCAGAATACTACACAACTCGTAGCGGCAACAATAAACGAATTTAAAAATTTCGAAACAGAGGCAAAATCTAATGCGGAGAGTATTAAAAAAAGTTACGACGATAGCGTAAAAGGTATAAATAGTTCTCTCGATAAGTTGCAAACCGGTTTAAATGAAACAGCTGGGGCTTTGAATAAACCTATTATAGATGAACCATTGATATCGGATGACGCGATAGTCTCAACAGAGGAAAAGATAAAAGCAGTATCGGAATACTGGAAAGCTGCGGCGGAAGAAACAAAAAAATATTGGGATGATGTGTCCAACGAAATGAATAGCGCTTTTGATAAAGCGTTCGATGCTATATCAGGAGCGCTGAAACAGTCTATCGATAATGAACAAACACTTGAGGACAACAACTACAAAAAGAAAAAAGCCAACATCGAGGCAACGGTAACAGATGAAGAAGAAAAAGCAAAACAACTCGAAGCGCTCGAAAAAGAACACGCGGCGAAAACAGCAGAGATAAAAAAGAAACAATTCGAGGCGGATAAAGCGGCCAATATAATTGGGACTATAATTTCGACAGCGCGCGGGGTCGCCGAGGCCGTTGCAATGGCGCATCTTTTTCCGTTCAATTTCGTGCTCGCTGGAATAATTGGCGCGGCGGGTGCTGTACAACTCGGTACAATTTTGTCACAGCCTACACCCGAATTCGCTAAGGGTACGGGGATGTCGAAACATAGCGGGCTCGCGCTCGTAGGAGAAAAAGGACCGGAGCTCGTTAATTTTGGCAGACCCGCGCAGATATTTTCAAACAACGACACGCGAAGTATTTTAGGAGGCGGATTGACTCAGGAAAATAATTATTACGGTGATCTCAATACACAACTCGATCTTGACAGAGTTAACGCAGAGAACGCGAGACGCACACGTAGATTATTGAGGGCGTCATAATGGCAGTATCGTATATTCGATTAACTGACGATAACGGAAACATATATAATTTTCCACCGTCGTTATTTATCAAATCTCAAAAACTATCCGTGAATAACGCAATGCAAAAGTTGCTCTACGCGCACGGAGGGCGCGATTTGTCGGATGCATATTTGCAAGTCAGACAAATCACAATGGAGGGTACGTTATACGCCGATACTCTGGCGTTATTTGAGACGGCGAAACGAGCGCTCGCCCAGGCTGTTTTGAAAGGTGGACGACTGTCAATAAGCAATGACACGGTTACTCGTTTTATAGGCGTGCGTTTGTTAGACTACGATCCGGATATGGAATATCAAACGCTCGATAATGTTTCTATCTCGTTTGTTGCCGAGTATCCTTTCTGGCAGGATACGACCGAAACGGAACAAGTCGAGGTAGTAGCCGGGAACACTTCGTTTGTTGTCGATACTACCGGGGCGGATGACATAATGTTACCGGAGATAGAAATAGACGCGGATCAAGCGGCGGATATCCCCGGAGTCAAAATGTATAACTATAATGACGGCGGTCTCGCATTCGAATACAACGATCCGCAATTTTACATTAACGATATTCTCATAATCAATTCGTACAACGGAACAGTTATGAAAAACGGAAACCCGTCAATGTTGTATTTCAATCCTCCGTATTTTATTAGATTACAGCCGGGAACTAATACAATTTATTATGAAGGTGCAGCGGCGACGATAAAAATTAGATACCGAAAGGTGTATATGTAATGCCTACATATACCGGGGATAAATACGGCCAACATCTTTACGGCGGATTAGGAATTCCTTATAGACTTCCGACCGTACCGGTATCGGTAGAGGTGTTCGATTCACTCGGTACGAGAAAAGACTTTTATCAAACCGGGTCAAGCGATTTATTGGAAATAGAATTTTCTCTTTCCGAAACAGGGTGTAATGATTTTAGAATAAATTTCGGCAGTATAAAAAATATTTCGAAGAACGATAAAATAAAAATAAAATTATTTACGTCTGATTTATATTTCTTTTCCGGTGTTGTAAGGGAAATACCGATTGTCGGATCGACGGAAAATAAATACGAATATTCGGGGTTCGGACTAAACGATTATTTCCAAAGAATTCTAGTGTTGGACGAAAATTATTTAAATAAATCTATAAATTATATCGTGTCGGATTTATTTACGAAATATATTTCTCCTAACACGTTGATAACGTGGAACGCGGCTAATGTCGATGCACTTACTACTACCATAACGGATTGTACTTTTTTCTATGTTACCATATACGATGCATTAGATGCTTTACGGAAACTCGCTAACTCCGATGGAAATGATTATCTTGTCGGGGTTGATGAAAACGACGAATTCTTTTTCCGTGCTCGTTCTGCGGATATAAAAGTTACGCTTGTAGTAGGGAAGCGCGGTCGATACGGTATACCATCGTATTCCCCTAAAGACGATTACGAGGCGAGAACGAAATATTACGTTATCCGCGACGATGGGACATATTACGGAGCGGTTACGAGCACAGAAGGAAACGATATATACGAGGATAAAATACAAGCCCCTGCGGGTCTGTCCGACGCGGATATAGCAAAATGGGCTGATGGAATATTGAAAGACACGGAGATAAATCGACGTTCTGCGTCGATTGATTGGAAGATAGAGCCTTATTATCCGGATTTATTACGTGCAGATGGGCATTTGCGGGTAATATCAAATGTACAACAAAAATTCGGTGAGGATATTATCGCTTCCCCATACGGAGCAGGACTATATGGAGCCGGACTTTATGGCGGCGAACAATACACAGGGTACATAATCGACGACACCTTGAAAGTGATAGAGGTGTTGTATCAGATAACGCCAAGTGCGGCGAATAGAAAAATAACTCTCGGTGCTCGACCGATTGTACAAGAACAGCAAATAGTCGATATCCGAAAAAAATTGACGGATCTCGTAATCAACTTAGGAAGGTAAAAATGGCGAATACTTTTTTTCCAAAACCGGCAATAGGCGGCAGCAACAATGTGTGGGCGACATACCTTGACATGCTCGTACGCGCGGGCGGTCAAGGCGCGCTTACGTGCGAGTTGTACAACGACTCGGGGACACTCAAGCTTAGTAAGGGCAAAATTGGGATTGATAATGGGGTGGTAGAGGGCGTGTCGGTAATCGATACGATAACGACAATAAGTACAGCGGGGATGACGGCGAATAACTGGCATAAAGTGGAAATGACCGTGAGTGGAACGGCGGTAACGATTGCAATAGCGGCGATTGCGGGGGCGACTGACGAGAGTACGATTGATACAGCAACTAAAGCGGCGTACGATTACGAAAAGGCCGGGTACTATCTCGATCCCGCAAAACGATTGATCGGAGTTGTTTTTCTCCGCGCTGCTCTTGCGCTCGGTAGGATCGTAAATTGTGAGAGCGGGAAGCTCGGGTTTAAGGGGATAAGAATTAAAAATAGCTACACAACACTATCTGCTGAAAGTCAAAAATATATAGCTGAAATTGAAATAGACGTTTCAGCATGGAATATGGACACAACAACACAACACTACGCAGTATTGCCGTATGCGATTACTAAAGAAGTAAAGTCGGTTATAACTATAAAAAATAATAGCGGGCTTGCCTATTCCGGTAACATTGGCGGCTTGTCTGATGCTTGGTACCAAACAGTAGGCGGAGAGGGACGACTATATATGGATAGATTACTTGCCGGCGCCTTTGATAATGCCGGGTTTAATGCGGCAACAGGGATAATTATAATAATATGGGAAACCTAATAAATTATTTTACTCTTTATTTCAAAAAACACTCTTGTATATCCGCCTTCAACAGTAGGTATCCCATTTTCTTTTTCCAAGAATGTGGCAAGCGGATGATAACAAAAATGTTCACAGTTTATAGAAATTCCTTTAACTGGTTCAAATCCAAAATTAAAGGAATAGGTCATATCTGTGGGAAAAAAATAAGTTGTTTCAGTGTTTGTAAAGCCGTTTATCCACGAACCACCAAATTTAAACATGCTGAAAACAAGGCAGTTTATAGAAAAAACTCCGTTAAAAGGGGTCATTCCTTCAATTTTATTTGTAGTATAAAAGCTTATAGCCCCCTCTTTTATCCACCCCAACTGAAACGCCCATTCGACCTCAAGCCAGCTCGATTCGGCGTACGCGAATCCGGCGGTCAGAATCAAAACAACGATAAAAATCTTTTTCATATATTTAATCTCCTCATATTAAATATACACCTAATCGTACAAAAAGTCAAGTACCTTAAAAGAAAGGAGGTGCCTGTATATGGCTGATACATTCACGCGTCACGCGATAATCGGCGGCGACCCCGATGCATGGGGGCCGTTCGAACTTGCGATAAACAGTCTCGGGATAGGCGCACTATCCAGGAATCTATATCTTGATGGCGCGGATCTCAAGCTCAGCGCCGGATATCTTGGTTTTTATAATGGCTCGCAACGATACAAAATAGAAAACGCGGCGGCACAAACTATATCGATAGTCGGACTCACTGCGTCACGGTGGGCAAAAATTGAAATATCTATAGGCGTATCTGTAGTCATAGAAATAACGTCAATCGGAGCCGGAACCGACCCCGCTACACTGCCTACCTCGTTCACCGGGGCATTTGATCCGACGAAAGGCGGATTTTACGAGACCGCGACTAAAAGAATTTTAGGGCTCGTGTGGATTAACGCGGCGGGCGCTGTCGAGGGAATCGTCAACGCAATAGGCGGAATCGAGGGATACTCTGGGTACTCCACGAGCGACGACGCTATCGATCAGATATTTGTTTTTCAAAAAATAAATTATTCGTGTACTCAAGTTGGCGCGTATGAAACAGGATTTACGGCGCAATCAAATACATATGCAGTCAAGGCATATAAGGCTTATAAGGGCGGGGAATATGCGAAACGGTTGATTATCTACGCAACGGCGGGGGCGGGGGGATGGGGTGTCGATTTACCAGACGCGACCATCGATACGGATCGAGAAATTGAAGTAGTAAAAATTGATTCTGGAGTCGGAACGATTACGCTCGACGGTAACGGAGCGCAGACGATAAACGGGTTAGGAACAATAGGAATTGTTTTACAGTGGGACTCGGCAATAATTAAATCGAATGGGTCGAACTGGATTATTACGAAATGCCCAATCTTAGTAGTAGACTCCGCTGCCCTCGCGGTAAATCAGGTTCAAGCTCTCGCGCATGGTCTCGGAGTGAAGCCGAATATTATTGATTCTTCCCTGCTTTGTGTGACAGGAGAGGCGGGATATTCCGCAGGAGACGAAATACAAAAATCGGCGATGACAGATTATGGGGGTGGTAATAACCGAGTGTTTAGCGTTGTGAAAGATGCTACGAATATTACAACGTTAACGGGCTCTCAAGCACTTTTGATTCAGAATAAAGGAACCGCCGCGCTTACACTTTTAACTATGGCAAATTGGAAAATAAGGATAAGATTTACTTTTTAAGGAGTTGAAAATGAGTAGAACCGTAACAGTCGAGAAGACAGCGCCTAACAAATACAAACGAACGACAATAGATGTTGACGACAATTTCAATGTTGACGAAGCTATACAAAGTGTGAAAAACAATATTACAAACGCTCAAGCATATATCATATCACAACAGGCATTACAGGCGCAACTTGAGGCGGAGAAAAATAAATAATGTGCGCGAAAGGTGAACAAATGAATATCGGACCAAGCGAATGGGAATACATCAAGAATGAATTGATAAAACCTTATATGAACGAGATTCAAACGTATTCGCGGTTTACTCGTAAAGACATTGGGAAACTGAGAAGTGATTTTAGAATACATCTTAATCAAAACAACGCGCAGGAAAAAAGATTTATCGAGCTGTCGAGTATAATAAAAAGATCCCTTATCCCCGCGCTAAACCGAGTAACAAAATTCGTCAAGGATTGCAGGGCCGGAGAAGCTGGAAGGATTAAACAGGCTACGGGGGCAATAAAGAAAACTCCCGTATGGCAAGCACTAATATTATATCTCGCTGTTATATCCGGATTGACAGGGGGAGTGTTAGTGATTACAAGAGAAATATATGGTTTCGAACAGGTAAAAGCGCAACTAAAAGAACAAAAAGAAATTAATATCAAACAGGATGCAATTATTCAGGCGATACCAAAAGGCCCGAGTCAATAGGAGGTAGTACATGTGGGATAAGAAACGAGCAGTCGTCAACGACGTAGCGATAATCGACGATATCATAATCCATCACTCGGCAGGCTCGCGGCTTAACGGCATGGTACCGGAAAAAGTGTTCGAGTTATTTAATGGCGTTGGATTCTCGCGGCTGTATGAAAAACACGGTTACGATTTCGCAACAGGATACTCTGAAAAATACGGGCAAAATTACCATAAACACGACGGGAAGATTTCATATGCCGGGTATCACTACTGTACGTACGAATACGGACCCGGAGAGTACGTCACGATATCGCTTATCGATGATCCGATGTGGACGGATGCCGGATCGACAGGCGATAGAGCCGTCAACGCCCGATCTATCGCCCACGTGTTCGCTGGTAATTTTGAGGATGAGAATATACCTGAGAGCATGGTCGAGTATTATATCAAAATGTTTCGCAAGGCCGCTCCGCTTAGTTGGATTTTGCATAAAAATAAATATATACAGATTAAGGGACACCGGGACGTCGATAATACGGCGTGTCCTGGAAAATATTTGTACACGTACATACCGCGTATGCAGCGCGAGATCGCAGAGATAGGGAGGACGATATGATCGAGGTTTTTTCATGTGGTACCGAGATTGATATTATTGCACCTGTTCCAATACCGGCTATTATTACCGGAATATGTATACGCGAGAATAATAATGTTTCATATGAAATACAATATTTTCACAACGGAGAAAATAGGTGTGTGTGGTTATATGAATGTCAATTGCAGGGCCGCAGTAGCGCAAAAAAAACTGAAATAGGATTTTTAAATCAGGCAAAGAGGAGAAATAAATGAAAGACAAAGGGAAAAACGCGACAATAATTTTACTGCTTTCGATTTTTATTATCGGTTTATTGCTGATTATTTTTTGGCCGGATCGATTCGAATCGTTTATTTCGCTCGTGCAACTTGTGCTCGTTCCGATGTTGACGATTATGTTCGGGATCATCGGGCAGTCGATAGCGAAGGTAATCAAGGGCGAAAAGAAGATTGAAGAGGTTGAGGCGGAGTTGAGGGATGACGGGAAATGACATGGGAAGCAGCCGTATTTATTTTTCTCGGTGTCTGTCTGATAGTCTTGTTTATCATCTTTGCTATCACGCGCCGATTAAAAAAGCTCTGGATGTATATTGTAGGTCTCGTCCCGGTGATCGTCGCCGGAGTCGCCGCATACGTGTCATCAAGGAAACAAGGAGAAAAATCAAATGAAAAAATTAACGATCCTGTTACTGCTGAGTCTATGCGTAACGATACAGGCGGAGGAGACGACGAATTACGATATAGCGGTAGCAATCGTGGAATTATCGAAGGGCTTAAACGGCGTGATCGAGAGCGGAAGTCTAAGAAACCTTATTGATGATATCGTCTATGCGCTTGACGAAAAAGACAAGGCGATAGACTATAACGCATCTATCGCCCGTGAATGGAAGAGAGTTGCAGAAGAGAATAAGCGCGCATGGTGGGGAATATCCGCTAACGTGTTATTGCAGGACTGGAAACCTTCAATCGGTGTTGGAATTATTTTATTATTTTAACGGTGTCGAGTATTGCTGCTATACTGTTGCAAAAATAATTGTTTTTGTAATGATAACAATCTTCGCCGAGTTTCAGGCTTGATTTTTTAAAGAACTTGCATTTCCCTTGTCTTCGTTCGCGCGTTAAAAAAGAGCAGGCATAACTCACATCGAGTTTACATCCATTTTCTTTCACAACTTTTCTCCTATCAGTTTAGCCGTTTCCTCACACCGTTCCGCGATTATGTACCGCGCCGCGCCTCCGGACAGGAACCCTCCGAGCAGCGCGTCTGCAAGGTTGCCTATAGATATGTACTGATGCTCGGCGATATCGAGCAGATTCAAGAGCGCATTACGCGCCCTGTCTTCGTTTGTGGTCTCCATGTATCCTCCTGTTTATCGCTTCGATGTTCTCGTTACGTGTGATCGATCGCTCGGTCATGTAATAGCGTTGTGTGATGATAGACCGCGCGACGTAGACTATGAGCGCACACGGAGCGCCGATAGCTGTGATCGAGAGAATAATGTCACGCACCGTCGTTTCCATAAAGCCTCCTTATAATTTCACAATCTTAAGAAGCATGAAAAAAGTAGCCGAGCAGAAACACAAAATCACAAAAACCATTACACACAAGACCACCGATACAAATTCATTTTTCATAATTCCTCCTTATTGCTCTCTATAAATATCTGTTATTACACCATTAAGCCGCTCGATTTCCGTGTCATTCTCCGCGAGCTTTTTCATTAACTCGGCGTTCTCGGTTTCGAGCTGTGCTGATAACTTGTCTATCTTTGATAGCGTCACTATTGTGCCATAATCGATATCTCCATTATCGCGTATGGCTTGCGTGTATTTCTGTATCTCGTTCATCCTCTCCTCCTTATAATCGCGGCACATCAGTGCGGTGCATTTCGTTTGCGAGTTTCTTTAGCGATTCTTGCACTGCTTTGCACTCTTCGTCGTCTACGTTATGAGAGCATAGATGATACGCGAACTGCGCAAAAAGTTTACGGTCGATTTTCCATTTTAGCCCACCACACGACAAAGGAAATCCAATCATGTCGATATTGGCACCCCGCAAGTTGGCACCAAGCAAGTCGGCACCACGCAAGCTAATTTTTTCTTGCGCACAATACTTGGTTGCCTCTTTGATATTTTCGTGCTCCCCTGTGTAGATATTTTTAATTTCTATTTTCATCCTCTCCTCCTTATAAAAAATAATGCCCGGGGTGGAATCGAACCACCGACACGCAAGCCGTATGTGTATGACCATGCGGCAAGCTGCTCTAACCACTGAGCTACCGGGCAACGTACTTTATGATTTCAGATAAAACTCTTCTTTCCCTGTCTTCGGATTAACTCGCTCCTCCCATATAGAGTTGAGCGAATCAACAACGCCGTTATTTGCTTTTCGAAGTGTTCCAGCGACATTCGACATTTCTTCGGTCGCGAGTTTTGCGTTAAACGAATTCACGAGCACCCTTGCGACCTCGGTTTTCTTGTACGCCGGATTCTGTAACGTAGCCTTCACCGCATCTATCTCTTTCATATATTCCTCCTTAATCTTCGAGTATTAACGTCTTGCACTTAGGGCAAGCGTAAATTTGTACACGTTTATTTATTTGACTTCCGTAATTTGTTTCGCCCTCTATGGTCGCCACCATATCGATTTTTATAAAACGTTCGTCGCCTATTTGTTTATGATTTATGCCAGTTATAAACATATCCACAAATACATTTCACGATTACCTCCTTATAGTATAGTGATCATAGATTTTCTGAGCGATATTTTATCACCGATATCTTTTTCGTTGTATGCCATCATGGCTCCTGCGAATCCGCTGGTTATAATACCGGTGACGGTATCCTCGTTTTGACTCTCAACCCGAATTGTAAACACTCCCTTTCTCTGATGGTCGATTTTATACGTTTTCCCAATCTCGAACATGCTACCTCCTTGCCTCTTCAACCTCGTCCTCGGATTTCGCGCCGAGGATTTTCTTGATACGCTTGCACGACTCTTTCACGTTCGAAAAATGAAAGCTCGCGTCATCAAGGAACATTTTGTTTTTTTCGAAATCTATTAGTGTCATCAATTACCTCCTTTAAAGTTACGGATTAAATCTACACATTCTTTAAGCCCGAGCCGTTCTTTAGAAAAACCTTCCAATGCAGTGCGAAGATGCTTAACCTGTCTAAACTGGTCCATGGGATATGCCTCTACGGCTTTCCGCACAAAATCAGTAAGCGTATTATCATCTTCGAGTACCCACGTAAGCAGCTCTCTGTCTCGTGGATCTGTTGATTCTTTTAATCGCTGTTCGATTGTTGTTCTTGTTTTCATATTACCTCCTTCTCTCTCCGTGGGAACGGGCGGGATTATAACCCACACGGGAATTACGCGCTGTAGGCAGTCTCCATACTCCCCGAGTGCTGCCTCAGCATGTAATAGACATACGCTTCTATCCATTACTGGTTCGCGCTGCGTCTCATTTCGCCACCGCTCCCATAGAGGCCGGATTACTCCGGCTTAATCTCATACGAAACATAATACCTCGGCTGTCTGTTTAACAGCTTAAGTTTCTTTTCTGCTTCTTCTTTGTTCATGTTGTACGCAACAAATTGTTCAAAAACATCATCAAAATAACGAGCGATTTTATACTTCTTCTCATCCATCTTTCTTACCTCCGAATGGTTGCTCTGTGTTTTGATCTACCAGGCATTACTGGCTACAGCGATCCGATTAATGGCCTACAAAGCAACCGTTAAGAGGTGCCGAGGCTGCTCCTCGGCGCTATCCGGCATAACCCCACCGGAGTTTTAACCATTCGCCACACTCGCTTGATTCCATGCTTTTTTGGCTCCGTGTATAGTATTCCTCCATGGCCCAAGTTTTCCGCAAACAGAACATTTTACTTGAAATACATGATCGCCTGATTTTCTCACAGTTTCTTGTATTTGCAGCGATTCTTGGTGATCGTGTTTTTTGCACTTCGATAATATCATGTTTACCTCCATTAAATAGAGGCTCGGATTTCTCCGAGCCAAACCCGAAAAGAAAAGATATGCAGGATTTAAAACGCTAATTCGGGGCTAACGCACCCTTTCACCTTTGCCTGATGGTGTGGGATTTTCTGCGGGCAACAGGATTCGAACCTGTAGTTTTCTGCTTACCGGATTATGTATACGCATCGTGTTTACCGTTTCACCATGCCCGCGATACAACGCGGAGCAATAGACGCGCTATCGCTCCGCAACATAGCTATACTGTCGATACACGTGACCGCGAGGTTATCGACACAATCACTCGCGGCTCAAGGCCGATGTATATTCGGTGTCTCCATGATCTGCCTCTTCTGGCGTGTAGCCCGAAACTACACGCTATTACGGATGTTCTACAATCCAATTGGCCAATGGGCAAGGATGGATCGTTATCCTTTTATAGATGCCTGTTATACGTTACCGCGTACGCTTCGCCTCTGTTCGATCCGAGTATTATCGGTGATGTCTCGAAAAGTGTACCGTCTCGCTCGTAGTGTTCCGTCCATGCGTGACCACCTTTTTCTTTGAGTAGTTTTTTCGCATCACGGATAGGCATACATTCGGGCTCGTCGTCTACGGTCTGTCTCCAATAATGCAATCTCATATCGATCCTCCTTTATCTATCACATTCGAAAAAATTATCGAGATTGACTGTCTATCTTCTTCGGTAATTATCGTTTCAGTTATCGTAACATTCGGGCAGTGGTTCAAGATCGCCTCAAGCTGCTCGTCGCAAGCCTTTATAGCGGCGACACGCTGCGCGATAAAATCTTGTGATTCCTGTTCTGTTCTGTGTTTCATGTTATCTCCTCCCCTCGTTGTCGTAGTAGGTCACGAATTATTCAACTGATTTACGATTGCCGCATTTTTCGCAAACAAATTGTAGTTCCATTTTGTTTTTACAGTTGCATATATCTTCGCTCAGATCGTTGATGTTGTGAGTACTGAGGTGCACTTGATCTATATCAGTTCGATTTTCTTCGATGTATTTTTTAAATTCTTCCGCTTTCTGCTTATTCGCGTAAAAACATGTACACCAGTTTTTACTTCCATTATCCATTCGTTTCGTATAATATGATTCGAGCATGTATATTTTCATATTTATCTCTCCTTTCAAGAGGAGCCGAGGAGGTACGCGCCTCGGCACGCGGATACGCTCCGGGATCGACAATTCGAAAGCCACGGTCGGAGCGGGGGTTAGTTTATAATCCTGCAATTCTTATTATTGGCATATCGATATCAATTTTTTCGACAATTCCACCTTCCCATAGTTGATACCGTTGTTTTCTTTTTTTCCCTGGTATTTGCTCAACAAATTTTATTCTGTCACCGACTTTTATATCGGATAATCGTTTGAAGTTTTTTACGAAACATGGGAATGGTGGATGCGTTCCATATTTTATTATGATTGCTAACATCTTTTTTTCTCCTCTCCTACACTATGCAGTAGGCGCACTGGCCGCGCTCAGAGGCGACCGCTGAGACATCGGGCTATCGTACCCGACCACGTACAGGCTGATAATCGGTGGCCTGAACGATACTATCGAAGCGAATTATTCAGCGTCTTCGAATGGTTCGAATGTCACTGTTACATCGTCTATCGAAAACTCTCCGTCCGTCCTGTTGTCCCATAGTCTCTGTTCGAACTGATCATCCTCGAACGCGGTCTTGATTTCTGCTGACTGGTATATATGGCCAGGAGCCATATTGACATCAACGATGTTACCTTCTGAATCAAGTCCAATCTCAATAGTTTCTGTATATTCGTTCGCGTCTGTTAATCTAATCGTCATATTGTTCCCCTCTCCGCATTTCGAGCTGCCGGTCACTCTATTGATAGATTCGCGTTACCCGAGTCACGCCCCGTGGAGGCTCTATCGTGTGCTCTACCCGCGCAAGGCGGGTTGTGTGTTATATTTCTCTTATTGTGTTCGACATTATGCCATTACCGTAAGGCTGATAAAAACAAATAAAAGTCTTACCTGTTTTTGTGTTTTTTCCTCTACCAAATATGCTAACTATTGGCAATAATTTTCCGAAACAGTTCGGGACTAAATCGCCTATTTTCAGATTTTCTATCTCTCTACCTGCCATGCTTTTCCCCTCTGTCTCTGTGTTACACCCCGATTTCCGGGCAACGGCTTGACAACGTTCGTCGGCCACATTAAGAGGCTCGGTCTCGGTTACTGGTCTGTCGGAGCTTATCGCTCCTATCGCTTCACCTTCGGCCTTCAGTAGATCGGGACTTTCTCGCCTGTCTGTCGGCTCCGTGCCTCGGTCTCCCGGCGATCATCTCTGCTTTCGCATCGATCATCTATATATAATATACGCCTAATCGTATAATAAGTCAAGCTTTTTACAAAAAATATTTTTTATTTTTATTGATCTTTTTCGCCTTTATTTTCCTTTTACAAACGCTCTACAATCAATCTTTATGCGCTTAGGCGCATAATAACACCTTTTCGAAAAAGTCGCGTACCGCGCGTAGAGGCACCTACAATCGATTTGCCTTTTTAACGCGATATATTGCGTCTTATACGTCATATGTCGCATATTACCGCTTTTTCTCGTGTTTCGTCCGTGCTTTTCCGCTCATCCCTTTCCTATCGAGTATAAGATTAATGTCTTCTTGACAGTAGAGCACTGTCCGTTTGTCGATCCACTTCCCGAGCCCGTATGTGTTCCTCGCCTGGGTAACCCGCTCGACCGATAACCCTGTTTTTTCCGCTACCTGTTTTGTGGTGTATTTATAATTTTTAGTAGGCATACTTATTTTTGCCTCCACATTCCCAAACTTACGAACGCTGAGAACGGGGCTACCACTACGAGGAACACCGCTAAAATCGAGAATAGAAAAAACTCGACATCGGCAACGTTGACGCCGAATTGTTTTGCCAGTTTCGCATACCCGTCTTCTCCTTGTTCTACATTTATTTCGGTCTTTTCAATTTGACCTTCCAATGCTGTTTCAATAATTTTCAATTCCTTTCGTGCCTCCGTTAGTTTATTTTCCGCAATCATTAAATACCAGTTTTGCGTGTTGTATTCTTTCGTACCTATTGCCAGTTTATTTAATTTATTTTTTTCCTCATCTCTTTTTATTTCGTTTTCTCTCACCACCCTTTCCTGTCTTTCCTTTTGCTCTTTCTTAAGATCGTATTTATTGCTTTCTTTGTTTACCTGGATTTGCTCTTTATTTTTTGTTTCTTCATGCGCGTAACGTTTGTTATACTGTGACATTATAATCATAGAGCAATCGAACGCCGTAGCAAACAAAAACATAAAACAGATTACAATTCCGGGGATCAACGCAATCGGACGGCATTTCAGCTTTTCATCGACTCGGAAAAAACTATGTTTAAACAATACTATGGCTCCCTCGATTGAGAAGGTACAGAATAACGGCATCATAATTGAAAGAATCAATGCCTTGACCGGTTCGCCTAACATTGTTGGAGTCCATTCGTACGACAACGCCGACGTTACGTATATCGCCGCTATCGTAATCAGGAAGCACGATACCTGTATGAACCACACCATTGAAAATTTAATTTTCTTTACCTCTGAGGTAAAGACTTTTACGCCGCTTTTTATTTGTTTCATAACCGGCGCTATAAAATCTTTTTTCCGTTCGACCGAATCCGCGAATTCTTTTTTTACGTACCAGTTCGTCGCGTACTTCGAAATCAATCCCTCTTCCTGCAATTCGTCCCGGTACTTTTTTATCTCTGCAATCGGCATTTTTGTGTACGCGCAAAGCCAATTTATCGTCGGAAAATTCTTGTCGTGGTCGTTGTAGTATTTGAGTATCGCTGTTTTGACTTTCTCTTTATCCGTCATTTTTTACTCTTCTGCATTCAACGCATTTTTCGTTATTGTCTGATTTGCACGTTTTGACCCGGCAATCCGCGAAAAACTCGTGCTCTCCTTTGTGCGGGCATTGCCTGTTTTTGCACGTTTCGTTTTCTTTCGAACACTTGACAGGCTCTCCGAATTTTATTCTCTCTTCATTACTGTCGTGAAAAATATCAGAAGCTAATTTTCCATATCTCATACTTTCTCTCCTATTCTTAATATATAGCTAATCGTATAGGTTGTCAAGAGAAATCAAGTTTCCCCTGTGCTCTAAACGTCTTAAGGCGCTCGCACGACTCTCGGTAATAATCCGGTGTTTTCAATGTCTTTTTGTTCGTTCATTTCATTTTCTCCACTTCCCCCCACGATCTACCCGTTTCGACCTCGACGCGTAACGGCACTTTCAGTTTAATAACCGTCTCCATAATATTTTTCAATTCCATGAGTGCATCCTTCCCCTCCTTCGTATCCGGTACCGATACATCGAGCTCATCATGACAAGTCAAATGGCAAGGAATAATATCAAAAATACCATCCTTATACGCTTTGACCATTGCGCTCTTCATAATGTCCGCACCTGTCCCTGATATAACAGCCTGGAGTGCTTTGTACGTCAATTTCTCGTCGTCAAACCGTCTTCGACGTTTCAGCATTGTGCACACATAACCGTTTTTTATTGCGGAATCCTGCGCCGCTTTGCTTGTCTCCTTGATCCACGGAAGAGCTTTGTCCATTTTGTTGGCCTCTCTCCATGCTCGCATGTATTGATCGAGATACGCATATTCCGGACCTATGTCGAATTGCTCCCACCCCGCCGCGAGCTTTTGATCCCATGACCCGGACGCGGAGAAAACCGTATTCCAGTACGTCTGTACAACGCCGTCTATAGCCGGGAGTGTTATCAATCCGAGTTGTCTACCGAGCTTATCAGCACTCATCATATACATTTTCCCGAGTGTAAGACTTTTGAATTTTTGTTTATGCGGTTTTGCCTCACTGATACTGCATCCGAGCACGAGCGACGCGATATACTCGTATATCAACATTGCCGGATCTGCATTCAATTTTTCCCGAAATTCTGTTGCACCTCTACCCCTCGCGTAGTGTATTCCGATAACCATTTCCATTTTCGAGTAATCAAGTTTTGCCCATGTATTATTTTCTTCGGGTATAAACAGAGAACGGATAAGGCCACCTATATTCTCTTCGTCGCCCTCCGCGTCCTTTCTCGGGATGACCTGGAGAGACGGCGCGGACGACGAAAATCTTCCAATCCTCGTTCCGTATTCTTCTCCGTTCTCCCTGCTGATTCGTAACGGATTGAATTCCGTATGAATACGCCCGTCTATTATATGCGGCTCCAATCCCTCGATATAGGTTGACTTTGTTTTCTTGACGTGGCGATACTCGATTATCGCCTCACCTAAGGCATAACCGTTTTTTCTTAACGATTCCTTATCAAAACAGGCATTATCCTTATCGGTCATTTCGTATTTATATCCGAGCTTGTCGAATGCCCGTCGAATAAATGCGTTTGTGATCGTTCCGTTTTCGTTTATTTCTATATCGTATTTTTCTTTTAGCTCTTTTTGTAATTTTATTTCTTTTTCTTCGCACTGCTCTTTTAATTTGTTTAATTTATTTACGTCTATTCTGACCCCGGTTCGTTTCATTTGTAATAAGACAGGAATTAACGACCGCTCTAAATCGTAAACTGTTTCGAGATTTCGACTCTTTATCTCCGGCATTTGCAGATTATGAATTTCGAGTGTTTGTCTACAATCTCCATGAGCGCAATATTTCGCGACGAGCGAAACAGGCATCAAATAGATGTATTGCCGGGGGTCTCCTTTCAATCCTTTCGATTTGCACCAGCTGTCCATTTCCTTCGTTTCTTTTTTTTCATTAAGCCATTCTTGCGACATCGAGTCGAGCGAATACGATTTTTTGTTTTCGTCCAGCAACGGACCTCCGAATTGTATATCGTACGGATTATCCGGTATATATCCGTCGTACTGCGTGTAGTCGAGGTCGTAAAGAATATTCGCCCCCACGGTCGGTACGTGTTTTAACGATTTCAACCAGCGAAAAAGTTTTTCTCTGTTTACATTTTCGAATTTTTCGCCTTCAAAAAGCTCCTCGTCTTGCGGTTTATGCGCTATCGGGAAATACCACTGCTTGTCTAACGCCGCGATACCGACGCCTAAAATATATCCGTCTCGTCGTGCACCGCTTCCTAATCCTTTGCCTATCGACGGATCGTATGTTTCGATATCGAACGCGATTATTTTTTCATTTGATAAATTGGGAAACGTCATTTATCTTTTTCCTCGCACCTCTGTTTTATTATTACGCCTCTATCGATTTTATAACAAGCATGTTTTCCGCATTTACTGTGTTGCTCATGATCCGCGTTACACGGACATTTAATATTTTCGCATAACGCGCCTTTTATATTGCATTTCATCTTATTCTCCTTTCAAAATAATCGATCAATTCCTTGACGGATTTAAACAGATACGAGTTTGTATCAGTAAACAGTTTTAATCCCTCGTCGTCTTTTCGCAAAATAAAAATATCGATGTTTATCTGATTATCGAAATAAAAAATTTTTTGTAGTTCGTTTATTTTATTTTTTTCGAATTTAAATTCCAATAAAAAAAATCTTTTTCGTTTCGCGCATAGACAATCAGGTATTCCTCGTCCTAATGTTTCGAGACTGATGACGGTCCATCCTTTTTTCCGTAGCATGTCTTTAATTCGAAAGCTGTAGCTGTGTTCGCTCATCGATTTATCTTTATCGCCTTGCAAATAAATACTTTGCGTTGTTTCAGCTCCCCCGTTGATCTCCACTCCTCTATTTTTTCGTATCCTTTTATTTTTACAGGGGTGCCTTTTTTATACTCGTCTTCTTTTAAAATCTTATGCCCCATTATTTTTTCTCCTACCTCTTCCCACGCAGTAACGAGTATATTCCCTCCTTCGTCGATATTGATGTAAAAATTACAGACAAATTTACCAGTCCTTGTATATTGACCGATTGGATCGGCCACTATAACACCTGTTATAATTTTATTCATGTTTCCCTCCAAAAAATTAAAATTTTAATAGCGGCATAATGGCACACGCAAAACAAATCATACGTTCAGGATTTCTATATTCGTTTTCTAATTGTTGTGGCCTCCCTATTATGATAACAGGTTTTCCAGTGCCACCTTGAAATAAATAAAACGTATCTCGAAATGGCATATTCGCGATTGGTTTTAAATAATCCGGGTTTATAGGGTCTTCGCGTGTAGCAGAAAAAACTAAATTGCTTAATGTGACCTTTGCATTTTTAACCTTAACCGCCGGAAGAGGTTCCGCCGACTCTGGAAATATTCTTCTTGCGTTTTTAATTGGTAGCACGCTTGTGTCATTTCGATATATAAAAATTATATTCTTAGCCGATATTGCAACATTATAAAAACCGTTTTTCATGTTATCGAAAGACGGGTCAGATAAAATAAATAACGCTATACCGTCTGATGTATATAAACACCCGTTTTCAAACCATGGAAATTCAAGATTGAACCGTAAAAAATCACGGCTACAATATTTTAAACTTTCCTTTATATATTTATATACAATAGCGTTTTTCATAATACACAAAGTAGTTAAATCCCCAGATTTAGTTTCCAGCGGTAACGCGTCTTTCTTATTCCAATTCATAACGTCCTCCAAAAAATTAGAAATATGCCCCCTGTACGGATTCGGTCCGCCGCGTCTCGCTGACAGGGGGCGGAGAAATTAGGAGAAGTCCTCCTCGTTATCATCAATTTTTTTCGAGTAGCCTTGCGCCTCCACGACTATATCGCTCATCGTAGCAATACGTGCCTTGTACGCATCGACAGCCTGGAGTACGTGCGGATACAGATACGCGTACTTTTCGTCTGTCAGTAACCCGATCTGCGTAACATCCGGGGATGCATCGCCAATAGTATAAAACGGACTTTTGTATTCCTGATTCGGATTGAGGTATGTCCCTACATCCCAAATCGCCGCGAACATGTACTGGTTTTGCGTGTTCGGTAGTCGTACCTGTCGTGCTTTCATTACCCACTTTTTTCCGAGCGGAAAACTCGTCGATGAAAAACTCATCAACATCAATCCATCTTTCGGATGTTTTGCAGAGAGAACGAAAAGTGAAATCGTATCTGTACACGTTTCTACCGGGATTTCTTCGCCCTTGATATTGACAGTCTTCGGTGTCACGAACGTCGAAAATGTTTTCTCGACGTACTCCCCGGCGTTGACCTTTTCTTTCATTTCGTCTACTGAGTAATTCCCCCGGAATTCCCCCATTCTCGCCCCGAACCGTGTGAATCCGTGGAATACCCCGATTATCACGAGCGGAGCTTTTCCGTTCTTTCCGGTCAAGATGTTCTTCGACGCCGTGTTGTAGATCATCCCCGGCTCAAGTCCTTCAATGTATCCGGGCTGTCCTTTCATCACAACCTCGGATTTATACCCCGCGATTTTGCACTGCGGCATCGTCTGGAAAATCTCGTCCACTCCCTCGAATCCATCAACGCCGATATTGTCAATCTGCTTGAGAAAATCGGTCGTCGATAATGCGCCCGCCGTTTTCTTGACGACGCTTTTTGATTGTCCTGCCATTTTGTAGCCTCCTAAAATATATTAACCGTTAGACGGTCACTTCACCTCGTAATAGAATTCATGATCGATATGATAGCTGCACGGAATATCCTCCGATTGAAACACGTTGTCAAAATAATCGTCTATCTGCCGAACGGCTTTCTTTTTATCGTTCGTCGTCAAGTGTAGTGGTATCATGAATTTTAATTCTACTTTCACTACCTGTCTCGGATAATTATTTTCGTCGTTCATCTTCAACACTCCTTCTACAATCAGACCTAATGTCGCAATTATCAATACCGCGACGCCTACGAGACATATAAAAACATCTTTTCGTCTATTCATTTTATCTCTGCCTTTTCTATCGGATTGACTTTCAGAATCGTTTCATCTGGCAAGTCTTCTCCGGCTGTTATGCGGTCACGGATGATTTTGTTTCGTGTCTGCCAGTGTATCCGCATTTCTCTTTCGTAGCTCAATCCGCGTTCGGATAGGTAATCCCGCAACTCGTCCGTGTAGTCTTCCTGTCGTAATGCGAGATTCATCTTGACATGATCGCCATATCCTTTTTTCTTAAGCCAGGAATAAAATTCGTCTTCATCGACAACAGCGATTCGATAATCCGTTCCAATCTCTACCGTATGCCCGTCCTCGAAAGTGCAATCCATGATGCCGATTTGTTGCATGAGTGCGGGCAGTAGTTCTTGAGAAAGTTTTCGGCGTTTTTCGAGATAGTATTTCAACAAATCAAAAAGCAATTTCAAAGACGGAAATTCTCCAAGATAGGAAATCAAATCTTTGAATATTTTTGTTTTTGTGTAGTCTTTATTCTTGACTGATTGACCACACGATATACCTCCTTTCTCCGGGTCAACTTTGACGCGTCCCCCCTCGTCAAGCGCAAGTACTTGCTTGACGTATCGCTGTAACTTTCCTTTTTCTGCACTCGGTATTTTTTTATTTTTTTCTTGTACTTCTTTCAAAAAATCAATTGTGCTGCTCATTTATACCTCCTTATCTTTAGGTATTCCAATTCTAAGTACAATCGCTGTCTTATTTGTTCCTACCACTTCAACAGATACTATCTGCGCAATCCACAAAGGCAACATAATACCAAGTTGTTCACATATTACGTCTTCAACACCAACTACGACCTCAAGCCCTGGATTCTCCGTAATCAACCGCGCTAATTTCTGTTCGTTAGTTTCCATGTTTCCCCTCCGGTAATAACTCTGGATTCTCGTATTTGTTGCCGATGATTTCGCAATGTCGCCATTCAGGAAACCATCTATACACCATATCTGTTTCTGCGTGCATGCACCATCCATAATCTTGATTCCACTCTACAAGCGCGATAAATATTTTTCTTTTTATTACTTTTCGATCAGCGCCATTTGCAAACGGTGCGTTTAGAAAATCCCCCGCGTAAATATCCTTCTCGTTCTTATCCTGCTTCCCGGTAAATTGCATTATAGTCCTGCTGCATATAGGAATACTGTTTTCTTTCCACCACGCTATACCGTCTCTATCAATGTAATCAGGACACACCATCTTCTCACCATCCCATGCGCGATATTTAAACTCGGTCATCTTACACAGCCTTTCCACGCACATCGAATGCGCGCTTGTAGTAGTCGATAAGGTCAGCAGGTGCAAACGGTCCATAGTCGTCATACCATTTATTTTGACTATACCATCGAATCACATTATCCAGCCAGAACGCGAACGGACACAATAGGAACCACAACGGAGCGAACATCAGTGTTATCTGTCCGCAGACGAGAATCATAGAGAGGATGAGTGATTTTTTCATATGGTTACTCCTTATTTTACTTCCGGCCACACAACAGTTATCTTTTTACAGTGTGGGCATGTAATTTCTTGCTGGTATAAAAAGCTATGAAAATACTCATACGGGCCATTAGGATTGTCTTCCCAAACAGAATCTAAAAGCATAGCGGGATATTTTTCAGGCTCGTTCCAATGCCGATGTTCATATTTAGCTTTAAGATCCAATTCCTTTTTATACCATACGAAATCGGATTTCTCTTTAAAAATTATCCTATCGTCTTTCATTTCGTTTCCTCCTTATATCTTAGTAGCCGAATCCGGCTCATATCGTATACCACCTCCGCTTTCGAGTACGCCGATACGCTGACGCAATCGCTCGATCTCGAATTCGAGGGCGACAACATAATCGGATACTCGCCACGAAATAAATTGGGACTCCTGATACTCCTCTCTCGCCTTCACCAACTCCGGCGATTCCAGGATCGGCTGTTTCAATCGCTCGATCTCAGCTTTTTGTTTTTTTATTATCTCGTTTCGTGTCTCCATCATGTCACAATTTATTTTCCAGTTACCCTTTAGTCGCTCGATTTCTTCCAGGGCGGTTTCGTACGTCTCCCCCGATACGTCGCCGTGGGATAGATTTACGGTTCTGTCCAGCTCTGTTTTCAGTCGCTCTATTTCCGCGCGAAGCTGTTTATTCTCGGCAAGCAATTCGTCACGCATGGCGTTGCCTAATTCTCGAAATTCGCCTTGATTGGCAAACTCTCTATAACTTCTTGCAACAAGCAAGTCCCATTCCCCCACCGCGCCCGGCTTCGGATCTTCCGGCGCAAACTCCATGCCTTCGGATTCGCAGAATTCGACGAGTTCTTCGATTGACATGTTATAATATTCATGTAACTTCGCATCAGTCTTAAATTTACTTTGTGTTACCATTTTCTTGCTCCTTGTTTGGCTTTCCTCTGAAAATTATTGCATCAATTCTGTGATGTTTTTTATTGCAGATCCCAATATATTTCCTGCCACAATTAGGACACGCTGTAGTTATTTGTCCCTCTGCTACCCATCCCCACTGAAATCCACATCTGCATTTAAAATAGACTTGATTCATTTCCCCTCCTCCGTTGGATGCGCGAGCGCGTAGCTTACCACCTCTTTCGTGCACATCTCATCACTCAATACATGCGGGACGCATTTCTCATAACACGGGCAATACATACAACCAAAAGTAGGGTTCCACCATTTTGCCAATGTTCGCAGTGCGCCCCGGTATCGTTCCAACTGTGCCTCCGCATCCTGTATGATACGTATTCCGTGGATGTTCCCCTCGTCCTCGTAATCGGCGCGTAACGATCCGAGGATATGTTCGATCATATTCTCCGCGCCATTGTTAGGCGGCAATTTGCGCGCTTCGGCTTCAAGTCGTTCGTTCATTTCTTCGCCTCCTGTTTTGCGTAGGCAATAAGGTATTCTTCACATTTTTCAGGATTGCATTTCCTTGAGTAGGAATATCCGTGACAGCAAATACAACTACCGTTTGTGTGATATAATTTCGCCAGTACCCGCAGTGCCTTCTTGTGCTGTTCGTGCTCGCGTATCGCCTCGTCGTTCACGCGCTCGTTCTCTGCTGCAATCTCGTCAATCGTCTTCTTGAGCGCGGCGTTCTCGGCTTCGAGCTTTGCTACTACGGAATCACATTCGTCAATAAATTCGTTGACATCATCGATATCAACCGCATTATCTTTTACTCTATTCGACACCAATAATTTTGCTTCGTAATATGCCTCGTTCATCCTTTCCTCCTTATCGCGTCGAGTTCGGACCGTGCAGCTTCCATGTCTTTGCACACTTCACCGCAAGAGTCACAAGACGCGCAATATTCATTCAGCAGCGACTCTATCGCCTCCGTTTTCACAGGCGCGACCGGTTGCGCAAGGGAATCGATGATTGCACTAACTTCTGAATATCCAATTACCCAATGCTTGAGAGGAATAAAGTAAGTTTGTTTTCGGATCGCCTCTTTCAGCTTCTCCACATCGATTCGTTTCTCGGTCATATCTTTACCACCTCCATTATCGCCTCCTAAATAAAATCGAACACGTCGTCTAAGCTCATCGAGGAAAACTTACTCGCTAAATCTTCCTTGTACCCGTTCAGTTTATAGATTCTTTCCTCTACTGAATTCTTATACAATAAAATCTTATACGTAACGTTGTTTTTCAATCCTACCCTATGATGTCGATCCTGAAATTGTCTCCAATATTCCGACGATATCGGGATTGTATACACAAACGATAAATCACAAAATTGCAGATTCAACCCGTACGCGCCTTTCGAAAGACTAATGCAACAAAAACGCGATTCATTTCTGAATTTATTTTGTATCGTCATTATTTCGTTTTGTTTTGTTTTTCCATATATTGTTTCTATTGTATATTCTTTTGAAATTATTTCTTTTATTTTTTCTATTTCCGGTACGAAGGAACACCATATCGACGCTTTTTTATCCGTATCCTCGGACTCTTCGAGAATGTATTCGAGCTTCGGATTGTCATCTATGTATTGCGCCGCCTCTTTGACGAATTCTATTTCCCCGTCTAAATTTATTTGTCTATTTACCGGTACGAAATTTCCACAGAGTTGCCGGAATCGCGTAAACAAAGCTATTTTTTGGATGACCGACAAACCTTTAGATTTATATTCTACGTACAAATCGTGTTTCAATGTGTCGTATATTTTTCTTAACATTGCCGGCATATCGAGCTCAACAATCTGGAAAATCTTTTCTGGTAAATCTAAACAATCTTTCTTTTTCAATCTTACAATATACGGCTGTACGGTATTCGTAAGTTCATTTACATTTTTAAACCCCACGATCTTATCGAACATTTCCCGTCCTGTGCCGTATTTCGTACGTAGACTCCTCAGTGTTTCATAATCAATTTTATTTTTGTATCTCAATAAAACATCGTCGATTGTTTTCGTCGATATTTCGTTTTTAAAAATGCTCATCGTCAAACAATCAATGTCTTCTCTCATTATTACTCCTCTTGTTTCCGCGATAAAATTATTCAATTCTTCAATGTTTATTTTGAATCTTAATCCGGGTTTCATAGCCCCAAATTGAGGTTCAAGCGAAGCATACCGCGCCTTGAAAATTCCCCAGTTTTTTATAAGCCGAAACGAGTTGAACGGCAAAAACGTAAACACTTTTTCCCAAAATCCGAATTTCAGAAATTCGAATTGCGCGAAGATATCAAGGACGGTGTTAGTGATTTCCGTACCCGTTAAGATCATCCGGTATTTGTATTGATTCCCGAATCGTATCAAGTGTATCGTACGATTCGCGCTCGGGGATTTTATTTTACTAGATTCGTCGATGAGTACAAGCGTCTTTTCCTTATCGAATCGCCCGCATAATTCATCTTCGAGATATCGGTTTTTTTTCGATGCCGAAAACGACTCAATATTAATTATGTAAAACCGCAACGACGCTTTCAAAAATTTCTCGAATTCAAATCCGTATGTACGGGAGCACGAGCGGGTCGATCCCTCCCAAGCATAGACCGACCCGCGAAGCTCCGATAAATCAAGGTGTTCGTCGATTTGTTGTTTCCACGTCGAGACAAGGACTTTCGGGCATACGATGATTACTGTTGACAGTTTATCGCGCTCGAAAAAATTGACTGCCGTGTATAACGACATTATTGTCTTTCCCGTTCCCATTTCAGCGAATAGCGGGCAAAAATAATTATGCAGTAAATTATTTGATGCTGTCTTTATCGCTGTTTTTTGATACTCGAAAGGCTCGGTTTTACGAATCACGAATTATTCCTCGATCGCCTTTTCCACAAGCGCAATTAAATCAAGTTTTTTATTCGCCGCCTCCGCCGCCCTCGCCGCCTCCGCCGCCCTCGCCGCCCTCGCCGCCCACGCCGCATCCGCCGCCGCCGCCGCCGCCGCCCTCGCCGCCCTCTCCTCCGCTTCCGTCACCCTCGCCTCCGCCGCCGCCGCCGCCGCCGCCGCCGCCCACGCCGCATCCGCCGCCGCCCACGCCCTCGCCCTCGCATCCGCCTCCGTCACCCTCGCCGCCCTCGCCGCCGCCGCATCCGCCGCCGCCGCCTCCGCCTCCGTCACCCTCGCCGCCGCCTCTTTACTTCGATCTTTACCGGATAGCCATTTGTCCGCCCAATCTATGAATTTTTCTTCGGAGTATACCTCCATCGCACACAAAATCCCGAATTTTACTTTTTTTTCTATCGATATTTCTGGTACCGACAAGTCCTTGACAAGCGTTACTTTCGTCCAACCGGATTTTAATCCGTTGTCCTCTTTACATTTTCCCTCACATTCGCATAGAAATAATTTGTATTCCTGAAAATTCGCGTGTATTGAATTAAGCAATACCGCAAGTAATGGGTCTGTATATACATGTAACCACCCAGGACCGCATAAATCTCCTTCCCCCGATGCTTCTTTCGGCTCGTGTAATCTCCATTGCGTACCGTTATACGTACACATGTTTTTGTCCGTAAGTTTATACTGTAGTGTCATTTGGATTCTCCTTTTTTGAAAAAATAACACCCGGACGGTTGATACGGGCTACGTAACCCATCCGGGCTATAAATCACCGGGCATGACCGGCAATCTAAAAATCATTTTTGCGCCCGCATCTATCTAAGACTATACACCTCGGCGCATAGAAAGTCAAGTCTTTTTTTAAATTATTTTTCTTGGTCTGAATTTTATCGTATCGCCTAAAATTGTTTTCACTATTTTTTTCTGTTCTCCCTTCTCTGCTCTTTTCCTCGCTTTATCGTACCAATCGCGTATCATTCTTGCCGTAGTTTTCCCACCGTAAATAATTCCGATCGTCAGAAATACAGCCGGTAACATCGACAATATACAAAACGTTATTATCGACGGACGCACGTATCCGTACAGCGCCGGATTACTCGTGAGGTAAAAAACAAGAAAAATCGACGAGGCGAATATAAGCGGTATCATTGCCAATGCGATTATTGTGTGTCTCATTAATCACAATTCCCCGTGCACAAGATCGCTTTATGGTCTTTTAATACAAAATCATCCACGAAATCTATTTTACCCGTTATCAAAACCGGCCACCAACCTTCCATCAATTCAGAAACGCGAGAATAATCAAAACGCAATTTAAAATTATAGCTTTTCGTTTGCTCCAATAGAAACGAATCAAGCGCTTTTGATAACCGCTCTTGTATTTCTGGATTACTTTCTTTTATTTCGCAGCATCCGAAAGAGCAGTCGTCAAAGCTATCCGGCAACTCAAATTTTATGACAAACCCTTCATATTCAGGATGGCGGCAAGCAACACCTCCGCATTGTGCGCTGTATAATATCCCTGTCGGCCAGGAAACTATCAAGCCGTAATTATCTTGTATTATGCAATACAAATCAAAACACGGTTTTTTGTTTTTCATATTTTTCCTCCTACTACATCCCTCAATAACACGTTTTCATAATTTACCGGCACACGTTTTATCTTTTCGTCCGCCAACAACTCGATAAAATTTATATCGTTGTCATCGACTATCCCCGAATCCATAACCGTCCTAAATATATGAGGAATACCGCTGCATCGAATACGCATTATTGATTCTACTATTTTTAACCCCACATCGTCTTTCGTCAACAATCCGTATTTTCCCGGCGATGTTTTTATATCCATCGCGATAAAATCCGGCTTTATTTCCTTTAACCTTTCCGGGAACGTTCCATTCGTATCGATTTTCACCTTGAGACCAAGCGCGTGAATCCTATCCACAATTTCCGGGATCTCCGGATTCATCATCGGCTCGCCACCGCTCAACACAACGCCACCAAGTACGTTTTTCCGTTTCTCCAGATACGCGAACGCTTCGTCTATCGTCGATAAATCTTTAGGAAACGGAGGTGTTACGAGTGATGGATTATGACAATACGGGCAACGCAGGTTACATCCGGGGAAAAACAGTATCGCCGCAACCAAACCCGGATAGTCGATGAGCGTTACCTTCTGGATTCCACATTTCGAGGTCATGTGAATGACTCCTCTTTATCGTTGTTTTTCAAACGGATGCCGATGAAATAAATTCGTCTGTCTTCTCCTACGATTTGTTTATACCCTCTTGCTATTATTTTTGGGGTAAAAACATTCGAATGCGTTTTCCTTCCATTCCATCTATCGTAAGTTTGTAGTAAATCAAGGGATCTTACTTTATACCCTTCTCCAAAATCACAATATTCTGTTAAAAAGTTTTCTATGTCGTCTTGTTCTTTCTGATACTGCGTAATTGATAATTTTACTTGTTCCGGTTCTTTTATGCCTTCGGATATTGCTTTGTAGTATCCCTCGATAAACCAATTACAAATCCCCTCTTTACCGGATTCCAGCAGCTTATCGGCAAAACGTAAAATCTTTTTGTCTTCCGGCACACGGTATAAAAACGGAATAAGCTTGATTCTTCTCCAGGCCCCCACGGAGGTATCTCTGATAATGGGCTTATGGTTTGTCGTTAGAAAGACCGAGCATTTTAATTTGAACTGCTGCGCTCTTTCAAATTTTTGAGCAACGTTGAATTTCGCTTGTTCTTCAGTAAGGTTTTTTATCAGCGCAACGTTCAAGTGCGCACCCTCTCTTGATTCCGAGCAAAACAACGCGCGAACATTTTTCAATTGCGCAAAATATGTGTCATTGTTTGCATAACGACTTTCCATTATTTTATCCGCGCCTATCGAATACGTGTATTCTCCGAAAATATCCTGATACACTCCAATCAACTGGCTTTTTCCGTTTTCCCCCTCCCCCCACAGCATGTAGAATTCTTGTCGGCCTATTTTCCCGCATAGAGCAAAACCCATTATTTTTTGAATGTAATCAATAAGTTCTTCGTCTCCTAAAAAAGTATCGTGCAAAAACCGTAACCACAGCTCGGATGGTTTTTTATCCGGATCATAATTACACAATGCTTTTTTAGTTTGGTAGTCCTCTCTTCTATGATCCCTAAAATCTCCTGTAGTGAGATTCAAAACGCCGTTTTCAAAATTCAATAAATCATCGTTCGCGTCGAATTCGTCGGGGGAAACCGATATATAATTCTGCATCGTGTGTATTATTCGTTGTATTCGAGGGTAGCTTTTTTTAATCCCCGTTATGTATTTTTTCAAAACCTCTTTCCCCTGTACGTTGTATTTCTCTTTTTCCTTCTCAAACCACGTCTTTATTTTCTCAATCGCCGCCGCTCCATATTTCATAGAGTTGTCGCGCTTCCATATGTTTTTACACCAATGATACCAGTCTCTTTGATCCGGACACCATAAGTAATTATTGCTTAATTCGTCGCGCAACCATTCGGCAGACCCAATGTCTGTAAGGGGGTATTTTTTTATTTTATCGTCTTTTTCGGTTTCTTTGTTTTTGTTTTTTTTAATTTCTTCTTTTTCTTTATATTTGAAAACACTTTTACAAATACTGCATATTTCTTTATATGGTAATTCAGGATCACATGCACGCTTGTTTTCTTCGTTTACTCTGTCGAGCAATTCACCAATGTCTATTTCTTCGGTGGCGCGAAGATGCCCCGCAAAAGATGTTAAATATGAATTTCGTCCGTCGCCGTCTTTCAGTTTTTCGCCTTCCGACCACAACTCAAAACATTTTAAGTCTTTCGCGCCTTCAAATCCTGTATATTCGCCGAATAGTTTTTCTTTCGTCGATTTGCAGCCGTCTAAAATACTACGTAATTCCCTCCATTGCTCTTTGGTTAATTCCTGTATTTGTAACGATCCGCTAAATGTATAAGCACACACATAGTTTCCAATCTTTCTTCCATCTATGCCTTTTCTCGGCGACGCTTTGCCACATTTTGTGTAGTAGTTATCATCAGGTATTTTAAAAAAAAGATGCTTCCCCCCTGTTGTCGTCGTGTTGATTATTCCATTATATTTTATCCCCGCTTCTTCGAGTACCTTTTTTCCTTCTGCGACTCCGTTTATATCTCCGTGTTTGTCAAGGTCGAGTATTTGGTATCCTTCAGGTATTGCGAGGCCGACAAAATTATCAACGGCTTGTTTTAATGATAATCCTTTGTATGTGGGGTCTGTAAATCTTTTTACTTTCGGTGATTTAAACGGATGATCCGGCGTAGCTTCTTCTTTATTATAACAAGGAAGTAATTTAAAACCTTTTTGTATGAAAAAGGTTAAAGCGTTTTCATATTGTATCGGTGTTTTCAATAGTTACTCCTTTATGCTAGTTCGAGAACGGAATCTATATTCTTTATAAAATGTCTCAATTGCTTTTATTCCTGTCTGCATCCTGTTTTATCCTCCTAAAGTATATAACAAGGGGAAGTCTATCACGCACAGGGGAATAAGTCAAGTTTTTTCTTAGATTGTTAAAATAAAGCCTGCAAGTACCTGAACCACCGAATATGATTTTATATTATAGAAGAAAAAGTCGTTTTTTCAACTAAACATTAACATGTACTCTTACAGGTACATGCTTCCGTCTAGTATATATATACAATTAATTAAATTCATACCTACTATCCTGATAAAGGCTGTAAGTTCATAGTACCTGCGTGTTTTTAGTGCGCGAATATTTTTTTATTTTTAGTTATCTAAAGTACTTCCTTGTTATACAAAATCTCCTCAAAATACAAAAATATGATTTTTAAGTAGCAATAAAACTACTTAAAAATAAAGCGCGTTGTGCAAATAATGTTGTTGACAATATAAAGATAATGATGATATACTATAGACGGTGAAGATATGAATACTACTAACAAAACGTTAAAAACGGATTCTAAACGGAAAGGCTCAAGTAAGCCTGGGGCATTTCAACCAGGTAATAAATTCGGTAAAGGCCGCCCTAAGACTGGCGAGTCTATAGCGGAATTTACTCGCGCCTTTCTCGAAGAAACGGACCCGGAAAAGAAACAGATTCGCCGAACGCTTGTTATACAACGCGCATACGATAACGTTTTTGATGATGAGCGAAACGATTCTGAAAAATGGGCGGAGTTTCTTTTTAATCGTGCGTACGGGAAACCTCAAGAGTCTATAGATTTAAAAGCCAACGTCGAATTGAACTACACTGTCTCCCCACGTAAAAAAGACGAGGACGAATAATTGTCTATACATATAGACTTTACAGATTTTAATTTATTCGAAAACAAAATCTACAGAAAATACATCGATGATTTTAGGCGGTATCAGGTTTTCAAAGGAGGTGCTGGAGCTGGAAAATCCGTCTTTGTTTCGGATCGTCTTATATACAACATCGTAATTCATAAAGCATACAGTGGCCTCGTTGTTCGCAAGGTAGGCCGCGATAACCACGATTCGACGTTTGCCGAATTGCAGAAATCAATCAACAAACTCGGGTTAGCCGATCTTTTCATAATTAATCACTCTCGCGGCGCGGAAGAAATAATATGCAAGCTCAATAAAAATAAAATAGTGTTTCGTGGTCTCGATGATGTCGAGAAAATAAAATCTGTTACTTTTGAAACAGGTGATTTAATATGGGTGTGGTGCGAGGAAGCATCGGAAATATCGGAAGAGGATTTCAATCAACTCGATATACGTTTGCGCGGTATCTCAGAAACGCCGAAACACATTATACTTTCGTTCAACCCCATAGATATTGATTGTTGGATTAAACCTCGTTTCTTTGACTCTCTGTTATCGCCTAACGATGGGTTTATTTGTGAGACGACTTATAAAGATAATTCGTTTATAGATGAGATTTATAAAAAGGTTTTGGAGTCGTACAAAGAAAAAGATTTTTATTTTTATTCCGTGTACGTGCTTAATCAGTGGGGCGCGAGGACAACGGCGACAGTGTTTCATAATTTTGTCATAGAGGATTTTAACTACAAGGAACGGGATTTTCAGAATCGACGATTAGGAATGGACTTCGGATACAACCATGCGAACGCGCTTGAGGGAATAGGATATCGTGACGGCGAGCTATATATCTGGTACGAGAACTATGCAAAGAACCAATTGAACAACGAGTTTATAAAATCGGTCGACGAATCGGGAATGTCAAAAGACTACAAAATAACCGGTGATAGTGCGGAACCGGATAAAATAGCCGAATGGTGTAACGCTGGTTATACGGTATACGGAGCAACGAAAGGACCTGGATCGTTGAAATTCGGGATTGATTATTTGAAACACTTGCCAAAAATACACATACACAAAACGAAGTGCCCGAATGCTGCTCGGGAGTTTCCGAGGTTCAAATACAAAGAATTGAAAGACGGGACTATACTTGACGAATACGTTGAATTGAACGATGATACTATAGCAGCTGTTAGATATGCAACGGAAGAATTTCACGCGGTAAATGAAACAGCGCATTATTTTTTCAAGAGGCGATAATGTACGAACAAGACATGCAAAAAATCATAAACAGATACAATTATCAACTCCAGGCAATGAAGAAAAATCCGTTTCGCTATCGCAAAGAAATAAAAAAGATTGAGACCAGAATACAGGCGTTAGGTGAGGCCAACGTCGATATTATGAATACGACTATCGCGAATCGTGGAAGCGGTACTCTCGAAATCGATAAAAACAATTATGCAACGTACGAATCAAAAGTGACCGGGGCATATAAAATGTATAACGCCGAATGTGATTACGGCGGCGAATTATTCGGCGGTGTCGTCGATTGTCGTGTATCGTTCATAGGCGGCGAAGGTCTTTCCGTAATAACGATAAAAAATAAGGCGCTTCAAAAATGGTGTAACGATTTCGTGCAGAAAAATTGTTTCGACGGCTCGCGATTGCTCGACATGTTGTTGACCGGAGAGCTTGAGGGGAAAAATTTTGTCCGGCTTTTTTCCGACAAGGAAAAAGACATGGTCCTTGCATCGTCGTTCTCGTGGTATCTCAATCGATACGAGGTAGAGAAAGACAAAAGCAATTCTGATAAAATAATCGGGATAAAGTATAAACCTAAATCGAGCAGCCTTGAATCCGTTGACGATAAGCGTATAAGCATTGATAAAGCCGTGTTCGTGCGGTTAGGCGGTACTGAAAACATGCTCGATGAGACTACATCGAGAAGTCATAAAATACTGACACAGTGCGAGAATGCAAGTCGCGCTACGTACGATCTACGAAAAAATACGCATGTGTTCGGAAAATATATGCCGTATTGGAAAGCGTCTTCTCCTCAAGCGGCAACTGCAATAAAAAACGACCTCGCGGCGAAATCGTTCGAAATTGGTGATGGATACGCTGGCGAAGCAGATTTTTCGCTCGTCGAACCTTCGGGTCAAGGAAGCGACGCGATTATAAAAGATTTTCTTGCGTCGGTCCGGTATATCTCGGCAATGACCGGGGTGCCTGTACACTGGATGGCGTGGCCGGATCTCATGAGCAACCGCGCGACTGCGGAAAACATGTTGGAGATAATCAACTCGGCAACATGTAGGGAACGTCTCGTATGGCAAGAAGCTTTCAGGGAAATGATATACAAAGCCCGCGAGATGGCGGTTGACGAATTAGGAGCGCCTAACGAGATATTAGACGGCGAAGTAATAGTACGACTCCCCTTGATATCGCTCTCGATGCTGAAACAAATTCAGGAAACATACATGCCGCTCGTGGAAGCGGGGTATATGTCAAAAACGTCGTTACGAAACATGCTTCCAAAAATAAATCCGAGCGAAGAGGAAGAGCTGATTGAGGAAGAACGGAAAAAAGAAGCTGAGACGAGCCCAGAACAAAACGAAACGGTTGACGGCGCCATAGAAGAGGCGCAAAAAAATAATGTTGACAATAAGAATAAAGGAGTGTAGAGTAAATTATGCAGATTCAAGATGCGTTAGATAAAAGAGGCGGTAATGATGGCGGACTTAGAAAAGCTGACGAGAAAAAACTATGCTCGACGCATAACCTCATTCCGCCTATGAAAGACATTGACGCAGGAACCGTCAAAGCAGCTGTCATGAAAATTGACAAAGAAGGCAAGAAGAAAAAAACCGGGGATAAAGACGAGGCAAAATAGTGCCGTATCCAAACGAACACGCCGGGCGTGTGCATGATCCGAAACAATACGAATCTTTCGCTCGTAAAAAAATAGCGAATGGTATTTCCGCTATTTTCGGAGTAAAGAACGGAAAAAGCGAGATACAGGCGTATCGTTTCGATAAAGACGTGTTTACCCCGGAAGAAGCTAAAAAATGGCTTGATGACCATAATATAAAACTGATTTCTTTTGAAAAAGCCTCTGGTAAAATAAAAGCTTTTATTTCTCTTCAATGCACTGCTCTTTCCTTAACTTCCGACGAGATCATAGCCTTGATTGATGGTAGCCTCCTTTCCAAAATCAGGGCTCATGATCCGCATCCCTTTTTTCAGGCGTATTCGATATGTCACGAGGGAACGAGTCAACCTACGATACTCGGGGAAAAGTCAAAGCCAATACACTGGACACGTCAAGCTGTTGAATCGATAAAAAAGGTGGTCGCAAAAGGGGTTAAGTTTTTTCGTGGGCATAATAGCGATAACTCGACGGATAACCGTGAGTCGTTAGGCGAGGTAGTCGCCGATATGCAAAAAGAAATAGGCGGCGTGTTACACCATATAGTTGTCGGATATTTTCCCGACAAAGAAAAAGTCAAGGACGCGGATATATGCAGCCAGGAGGCGAACTGGAATTTATTTCAGAAAGCCGGGGAATGGTTCGCGGGAGCGATAAAAGATTTAACAGGGATTGCGCTTAGTAATTCAAGAGTCGATCAACCAGCGTTCTCGGGTGCAAAGCGGTTAGGAATGGTACAGGCATTCAATATGCAATTCGGAGGGCCTGGGAGTGGAAGAAGGCCCGAAGGAGGTAGTAAAGAAACTGATGATGAGTTTTATGACAAAGCAGTTTCTGATATATTAAATGAGATTGATAAAGGAGACTTCGACCAGTATGGAATAAGAATGCTACCAAGTAGCCAAGAAAATATGAGTATAGGAGATATTTTACCAGAATCTAATGTATGGGAGGATAATGAACCTACAGATGAGTCATTGGGAGGAACTTCGTCGCTATATATAAGTCCTTATATAAATAGAGGATATACGCCTAAGGAAGATTTAAAAAGAATAATAAAAGATTTAAAACAATATCCTGGTACAACTATGGCGTTGATTGGGGGAGATTATTCAACAGGAGGGAATGACCCAGGAGAATCAGTAATCTCAAATGCTAAAATAATAAAAAAATATAAGTATACACCTAAAATACAGGCATTCAACGCCATACAAGGCGATGAAAATATAAATAAAAAGGACATAGGAAATATGCCGGAAGAATTAAAGACAGTTCCGTTCGCGGAGTTGGTAACGGAACTAAAGCGCAGAAATACTTTTCCAACACAAGTATTTTCTCTGGATGAAATCAAGAAAGACAGAGAAATTTCACCGATCTTTGAAAAGCTGGATAAGCTCGAAAAAGACATACAGGTAAAAGACAAAAGTCTAAAAGACTTAGAGGAAGAAAAAAAGACTTTGAGTAAACAGATTAACTCTGTAACGGCAAAAGACAGACTTGTAAAAATCCTCGATGAAAACAAGTTGATCCCTACGACGGACAAACAGCGAAAATTCATCAAGGAGAGATTCAAAAATATCGAGGATACATCCGACGAGGGATTGAAAAAATACATCCAGTCGGAAATCGACGAGAGGAAAAGAATTCTCGATATCGAAGGCATACCGGAAAAAGACAACGACTCCGGTAATACGAAGACACCTAACAGCGATATGACGAAGGCAGAGAATAATCCGTTACTCGAAGAAGATTACAATGAATTACTTTAAGGAGTAAACAATGTTTCGATGGAAGGACAACAGATCGGAATGTTATGACGATCTATTCGACGTAGTACCGCCCGCAGGTACGCTCAACGGAATGGGTTTCCGAAGGCAAGACGTTTTCGGATTCGTCATCAAGGACAGGGAAACAGCCGGGGAAAACATGGCGTTTCTCTATGACTGCCAACAGGTAGAGTCGCCGAAACGCGTAGGCACAGGAGAGGTGATTATATCCGGGGATAGACTTTTCGCATATCCTGTAACGGTGGGTATCCCGTTTACAACGCCGCAATATTTCGAGGTGTCGCCTGTTGCGACAGGTACGGCAGGGGTTGATTACATATTCTGCGGGATTGCAAAATTCAACGCAGGTGCGAACGACGCCACGGTGATTTTCAAATTCATCGGGATAACCCCCACGGCAGCGGATCTTTAAGGAAAGGAGTAAACAATGAAAACAAATAACATAGCAAAAGACGACGCCCTTTTCTTCGATACGCTGGAAAAGGCAGTAAACACCGGGGATCGCAACATAGGAAACCAGATTTCCGTTGCGCTCAACGCGTTCATGATGAAACCGAAACTCGAAGTCATGAAGAACATACAGGCGTTCAAGAAAATTCAGGCTGTAGCATCTTCGACCGACTTCGCAAAACTCGTGAGCGATGCATTCAACGTTACAATCGGAGCGCAAGCGTTCGATCTCGGGTACGAACAGGCGTTCAAGAGTGTTCCGCTCGGTACGCGCGAGGATACCTGGGATATATACGACGTTCAGAACGCACTCGCTTTTCATCTTATCCCTGAAGGAAATTCGATTCACCTTGATGAGCTTTCGGGCTCGGTCGTTACTGCGCACGTAGACTATTACGGCGGAGGACTCGGGTGGACCGATAAAATGATCCGGTATAGAAAAGTTGCGGCGATGGTAGACATGGCAATGATTTTTAGAAACCGTTTTTGGTCGAACAAAGCGGCGAATCATTACCTCCTTGTTGCGGCAGCAGCGGCGCTCGCGGGGAATACAACGGCGTGGCAAGCGGGCGGGACAAACCTTCTTCGCGATATAGCAACTCTCAATCTTGCGGCGTTCACGTTGACAAACAGGTTGAGAAACAAAGGATACGATCCGCAGAACATGGCGGCGGCCAATCTCTTGCTCTACGCAAACCCGCTCGATAAAACGAGAATAGCGGCAGCGCTTACGGCGACACGGAATACCGTTATCGGAGCAACAACGTTGAATCAACAGGTAGACTGGAGTATAACTCCTATCTATACATACGATGCATCGATTGTACACGATCACCCCGTGCTCGTACTTCCCGGAAACAAAATGCAGCGTGCCGATGATATGCAGCCGACGACGTTCACGAAACCGCAAGATCCGCTTACACTTAATCTCTTGCAGACAGTGTGGGCGATATACGGCGCGATTATCGCGGATACGGAACAGGTCATGACGGTGGACCTCGTATAATGACACCGTGGGTAACGATAACAGAAGCTAACACGTACTTTGTAACAAAATGGGGGGCGTCCGCCTGGGCGTCCCTCAATAATTTGCAGAAAGAGCAATTGCTCACCTCGGCGTATAACTGGATGAAGTCGTTGTATAATATTTCTGATTCCAGTACCGACGTAAAAATAAAACGCGCTCAATATGAGTTAGCTTGGTATATTTATAATTTTTACGACGAGCACGTTAAGCATCAAGCAATGAACGCGCAGGGGGTAAAGAGTTTTTCGATTATGAGTTTTTCTGAAACGCTCGTGAGCGCAGTTTTCCCGCCGTTCATTTCGGATATGTTGCCGGATGACGCGATTATAAATTCAGGCGGTAAGATCGTATCGGTACATAGGGATCTCGCGCAATGAAAGAAGAATATGACACAAAAAGAACAAGAGAAGAATATACAAAACCTTGTCGATAAAATGACGAAGAATCTCGACAGAGTTTCAAAAAATATCGATAAGATTATTTCAGAAATTGCAATTACGAAAGATACCTCCAATTTATATTGGGCGAAAATAAATCAACAGATACGAAAAGAATACGAAACAGCTCGGCAAATAACGAGAGATTTTATTCTCGGTGAATTTCCGGATTATTACAAAAAACAAATACAAAATCAACTTACAAAAATAAAAAATAAAAATATTGAGTTGCCAAAAACAACGACTGCAAAAGATTTTGTATCTACGCACGGCTCGAAACAAAGTTTAAAATCGTTAATGAATGAAACGATAAACTCGTATCGTTCGGGATTAAACAACGGTGAAAACACGTTGCGTAAACTCGCTATGTTGACGCAACAAGTGAACATTGAGGAAAGAAAAATCGAGAAAGCAATTGCTGACGGATATATAGAGAGCGGTACGTACAAAGGGTCGAAGAAAAAATTACAGAATGAATTATTGAAAAAATCTCTTGATGGTAAATACATAACTATTGTTGATAAAAATGGAAAGACGAAAAATTGGAAAGCCGACACGTATGCAGAAATGGTAACACGTACGAAATTGATGGAGGCATCGGCGCAATCTGCGCTTGATACGGCCAATGCTGTAGGATCGGACCTTGTTCAGGTATCGGCGCACAACTCATTACACGCCGAATGTGCAGAAATTGAGGGGAAGATTTATTCTATTTCTGGGTCTGATTCTGATTTCCCGGTGCTCGATTTTTCACTTCCTTTGCATCCGAATTGTATGCATTCGTTTTCTGTCGTATTCAAGGAGTTTTTAGATCGACAGGGGACGCTTAATGACTATATAGATTTTTCTAATGGAGAGACGGAACAACATCCTACGCGGACTGCGTGGGTACCAATATCTGAAAGAGAATTACGTTAAATGACTATAAACAACGTATGGAAAAACGAACCGTGTTATGTAGTCGGATGCGGGACCAGTTTACGCGGTTTTGATTTTAATAATCTTAACGGGAAACACTCAATAGGCATAAACTATGCAGTAGAAGATTATGAATTTGAGTGGTTACTGTATGTAAATAATTTAGACGGCCTTAGTTATGACCTCAACAAATTTCCTGGATATATTTTTGCGCATCAGAGTACGCAATTTTATCGAGAAGACAGAATATTTAAATTTAAAGCTATCGATAATAATGGCGAGCCATCTTTACGTATTGAGGATGGGTTATATAATTGCTATTTGTCAGGAATTGCGGCAACAAATCTTGCAATTATAAGCGGTGCGAATCCAATTTATCTATTGGGTCTCGATTGCGGTGGAGGAACAAAAGAAGATAAACACTATAGACAAATATTTAACGGCCACGTTGATTCGGTAGCAAAGTATGAAAGAGGCGCGCAGTATTTTGAAAAGTTTTTTTTGTGGAAAGATAGAATTATAAACCTATCTCTTATAAGTAATATAAAAGTATTTGCCAAACAAGATTGGAGAGATCATTTTGCTTGAGTTGAAAATAATGCAGACACAAATAAAGCAAAGAGAAAAAAATAACGAGAAAAAAATAACTCCCCCAGCTCCAATAAAAGAAAATAAGAGAGAGATAAATATATTAAATATCAATGACGCGCTACAAATAAAAAAAGAAAAAAACAATATGAGTATTACCGACGAAACGTGGTTTAAATTACAGGTTCAAGCGTTGTTAGACGGCAGAGAATCTTTGATAGGTCCGTATGATAATGTGGATGGGTTTTGGAAAAACGAGCCGTGTTTCGTAGTTGGCAGTTCTATCGGATTGCGTCATGCAATGGATGCCGGTTTTACTTTTGATAAATTAAACGGCCATCATTCGATCGGTGTTAATCACGTTATAGAGGATTATCATTATTTCGAATGGCTTGTTTTTCTTGATGGTAGATTTTTGCAGCTTACGAAATGGGACGTATTAGGATTTTACAAAGGCAGGATATTTACACAGAGACGCGCGGGATTATTACCGTCAAACAAAGTAACAATTTTTTATAAATCGAACGAAGATCCCACAGAAAACATTATCAATGGTGTTATTAATGGGCAGGTATCTGGGGTTATTGCGCTACATCTTGCGATTATAAGCGGGGCGAATCCTATTTATATGCTCGGAATGGATAACGGCGGGTTAAAGAATAATAAAAACGGGAATCATTTTAAAAAAAACTATACTGGCGAATCTCTAAAAAAAGGCGGGTGGGAAAATTATCTTGATAGAATACCTCATACATTCGAAAAACTCGGTAAATGGTCGAGTAGAGTTTACAATGTTGACCCGTTAGGGGACATAAAAACTTTCAGAAAAATTTCGTGGAAGGATGTAGAATTATGAAAATATGTCACATCGGCACTCTGCCATTAAACAGAATGGGGCGGATGACTCGCGACCTTATAAATTATTGTAAGGGAGAACACGTCTATAATATCCTCGGATCGGAATACGAGTACGCGGATATTTACGTTTTACACTGTTTCAAAAAACGGCACAAAGAATTCGAGAATTTTAAACGGCCAAATATAAATGCGAAGATAATTTCACTTATCCATTCGTCGTATCCTTGTATGCCTGCGAAGGAAAGCGACTGCGTTGTAACGCAAACGGAATACTGGAGAGATAGATTGTGGAAGGACTACAACATAAAAGCTGTGAATATATATTCGTGCATCGACCCTGCTCCTGTAAAAGCCGATCTTGGATTTAAGTGGTTCGGTCACATACTTCGAAACGATAAAGGAAAATATCATTGGCGATGGAATCATTTATTGAGAAATATTTTAAATAAAACCGAATCGAGAGCATATATTATTTCTCGAAACCCGAAAGAAATAAATAATTACAGAATTATTTACAATAAATTGGTAAGCGATGAAAATAAATTAAAAGCATTGTGTGAATTATCGGTAGCAGTTTACGCGCACGGATCGTTTGAAGAGATATTTCCTATGGCTATACTCGAATGTATGTCTGTAGGTTTGCCGATTGTATATCTCTATCAACCGTCTATGGCCGAAATGATAGGACCGGACCAACTGGCTTGCGACACGATAAAAGAAGTAGAAGAAAAAACCATCATGCTGTTGAATGATTACAAGCTTAGAAAAAAGTACGGGCAGAAAGCTTTAGAGCGGGCAAGATTTTTTACACGTGAAAAAACCATAGACGCATGGAATAAATTATTTCTGGAGATAGTATGAAACCAGTAATGAAGATAATAGCCGTTACGTGCGCTCGCATGGATAGCAAACGATTCCCCGGTAAATGTCTTGCGTTGTTAGACGGGAAACCACTATTGCAGCATACGATTGATTTCGCGCGAACGATTGATATACCACTCTATACGTTTACGCGTGATCAGCGGATAATTGATTATGTAAAAGACAAGACGCCGATTATTTATGAGCCTATTGAACTGTACGATACCCCACAAAATACGACGTATGAGAAGATGCAGTATGTGAATCGGATACTCGATGCGGACTATGTAATTCTTTTGCAGCCTACGCAGCCGGTGAGATTCGATATAATAATAAGTAGACTTATAAAGGAATTAAGAACAAGTGTTTGCAGTAATTTATTAGACGACTGTTTATACTCTACCAACATGCGCGGTGTAGAAGATGGAGCATTTTACTTCTATTCAAAAAAATATTTAAACAGAAAATCTAACAATTTAATACCGTTTACAAGCGGCCCTGTTTCTTTTGATATTGATACACCAGAAGACTTAAAGGAGTGTGAAGAATGGCTACAAGCACAAAAACGAAAATAATTCTCGAAACCGGATGTAATCATCAGGGGGTTTTCGAAAATGCGTTACAGGTCATAGACGATGCTGTAAAACTCGGCGTATGGGGAATAAAATTTCAGAAGCGTGATATAGACTCTATACCGAAAGAAATAGCGAAGACAACAAGAAACTCTGAAACGTCTTTCGGTGCGACGTATTACGAACACCGTAAAGCTCTTGAATTTTCGGTAGATCAAATAGCCGCGTTTAAAAAATATGCAGAAGAACGCGGACTCGTACCTATAGTAACCGTGTTTGATATTGTGAGCCTGAAACAAATGATCGATGCAGGATTCGAATATATAAAACTACCGAGTCAGTTTTACAGCAATTACGCTATGAATCTTATGTTATTTGACGAACATGATAGACAACCGGTAATAGACAACTACAATAATCGCCGAAACAAATTTAAAATTGTAGTTTCGACCGGCATGCATACGATGAATGAAATTGAAAGGTGGCCGTGGTTCGATAAAGCCGACATAACGTTGTATTGTCGGTCTATTTATCCTGCAAATCTCGATCAAGTTGATTTCGTTACTGCGAGGACGTTGAAAGAAAAACTGAAACACAGCGAATTTGGATACTCGTCTCACGATAAAAACGGGTGTGCGATACCGCATATGGTTATGTTCGGTGCAAAATATATAGAGCGCCACTACACGTTAAACAAAGAGTGGAAGGGCTCGGATCATGGGACGGTATCGAGCGATTATGAAGAGATGCAAAAAATAATCGAGAAAATAAAGAGCGCGGAAGACATGCTGTCAAAAACAAACGACACGGAACTTGTGAATGACGAGGAGAAGAAAGTCAGATTAACGTACAGGGGAATATGATGATACCGGAAAGAAACGCGCAACTCAAAGCGGGGTT